AACACGGTCAGATCACGGGCAGCAGGACAATTTATATCCATTGGGTAGTACTGGCCCACGACTAGGTTGGCCACAGTCATCGTGTAAGAATCAGCGATCCGCTGAGCCTTTGCAGTCAGCGGGAGAGTAGTTGCACCTACTGGTGCGGTAGAGAACTGAAGACCGGAGCCAATAACCAGGCTCAGCCGTCCAGCGGGGAAGGTAGGATCGTTAGTAGACTTAGTTCCGTCTACCTGAAGACCAGTGGCATTATTGGGGTAGATCCCAATACCACTTCCGTTGACAACACCCGCAAAGTCAGAATTGCCAAGCACATCAAACTGTCGGTTGGCTGTAAGGTTTCCTCCGCCGCTAAGTCCGTTCCCAGCAGTGATACTGCGGCTCGTCGGAACCTTGCCATCAAGAGTTGTCTGGAGATTGGTTACATCAGAGATCGGATGCGTGTGAGCAAGCGGAGTCCGAGCATCGGACAGCCGAGTGTCATTGCCCTGACACGCTGTACCAGCAGTGGTTCCGTAAGTAACAGACAAGGTTCGATTGGCGGTGAGATCACCACCACCAGACAACCCAGTTCCGCTGTTGATAGTCCGGGTGTCTGGTACCTTGCCATCAAGAGTTGTCTGGAGATTGGTGATGTCTGAGATGTTGTGGCCATGCCCGACAGCACTGGCACCAATCGACGCTGGGCTGATGGCATCAGGTTGCCCAGTGGCGTGTGTGTTTGCGTGAGCAGTTGGCGTTCTCGCATCTGAGAGCCGAGCGTCATTGCCTTCGCAGACAGTTCCAGCACTGCTGCCGAAGTTCGCAGACAGAGTTCGGTCAGTAGTCAGATTGCCGCCACCAGACAACCCAGTTCCTGTGTTGATGTTTCTGGTAGCGGGTGCCTGAAGAACATTCGTGACATTACCCAAGCCGACATCACTATTGCTCAGCGTGACAGCACCAGTCTTCCCAGCAACCGAAGTGACTGGGGCAGCTGGATACGACAACTGAGTCCAGTCGGCGATATTGGAAGGCACCGTTCCGGTAATGACCCAGGTGGTTCCTGAGTCGCTGCGAACGCACCAGTCGCCACGCTGCCCAACGAGGGCGAGCATGGCTGCTTCGCTAGCCACAGAACCAAGATACTCAGTGATAGCAATATCCGGCACTTGACTAGAAGGCAACTTACCAGAGCCATCGAGAGTCGCAACACCATTGGTTGCTCCCTTCTCGGAAGAAGGGATCTTGGCATCGAGAGTTGTCTGGAGATTGGCAATGTCATTGATTGCCAGTGAGACAGCACCGGTCTTCGATGCGACAGACTGAACAGGTGCAGCAGCAGAGGCAGCAGAATTGAAGTCAGTGATGTTCGCAGCCACGTGAGTGTGAACTGCCTCAGCAGCACCAATGCTTGCTGGTGACACAGCATCCAACTGCCCAGCGGCGTGAGACGCTGCGTGTAGCGTCGGTGTTCTGCTGTCGCTAAGTCGCGGGTCGGTGTCCGAGGCTGCTCCAATAGAAGAAGCAGTCAGGGCATCAGTACCACCAACCGCATGGGTTGATGCGTGAGCTGTCGGGATGCGGGCATCACTTAGTCGTGGGTCATTGCCCTCAGCGATGGTACCAGCAGCGCTGCCGAATGGTGGGATCGAGTACGGAAGCGAGGTCCAACTTGTTGCACCATCGCCAAGTTTGTACTTGAGGGTGTCAGTCTCGACACCCCACTCACCATCAGACAGAACAGGATTGTTGGTGACCCAGTTGGCGGCGACATCTCGACGCACCTGAATTCTTGCATTCCAGATTGCCATTACACACCACCTCCATCAATCACGTCAGATCCGGTACCAGAAGAACTACCTCCATCGATAACCTCGTCTCCAGCTCCTCCCGAATTGCCACCATCAATGTTGATGGTACCACCAGGCTCACCGTTCGCAAACAAGAAGAACCTGTTGAGTTGATCTCGGAGGTACAGTCGAACTATGCCTCCAGAGGTTCCTGAAGAAGAGAACCGCAGTTGGATCTTAGAGGTCTCCTCAAAGAACACAGGAACAACGACAATCTCATCAGGATTGCTAGTTCCTCTGACACTGATTTCGTCAGGTTGCCCAGCGATGGTGATCTTGATGTCCCCAGTGCTGGTGGCTTCAGTGTAGGAAACTCCCATGCCAAAGAACAATGCTCCGGGAAGTGCCAGAGCATTGCTCAATGTGTCTACAGGGAAGACACCGAACTCGTGTGGGGTTTCGATCAGGAAACGAAAATCACTGTAAGCCTCCCGACCACGCCGTCGCTCGCGAGTGAAGTACGCAACAGCATCTTTGTTAGGTGTTGCCATACTACATGATAGAACGAGTGGGACGCTTCGTACCGCGCCTCTTCACCCGCATCATCGAGGCATCGATGGGAGCCATTCCAGATTCTCGCAACTTCGCCTGAGATTCCAGATAGGCACGAATTGCCTGCTGATTTTCATCGGCAGGTCGGAGTCGCTCGATCGCAGTAGTGAGCATTCCGACTTCCTGCTGAAGATCATGCATTTCTGACTGCTTCTGGGCAATCAAGGTGCTGATCTCATTGATCTTCTGCTCGAGGGCAGATTTCTTTTCCATTGCAATGTCGATCTTGCTCTTCTCCTGCTTCACAACCGCAGGCTTCTCTTCCTTCACAACCGCAGGCTTCTTGTCGTCAGTCATGTTTCTTTCCTCAATATGCCGCTGGGCAGGGTTGTTACACCCTGCCCAGCGGGGAGACTTGAGCCACAGATTAGGCTTCGCGGGTCACGAGACGAGCGAACTTGATCTGCTTGCGCTCCGAGTACACACGATCCCACGAAGCAGCCGCGTTCAGCGGAGCAGTGCCGGTCGTGTTGGCGGGACCACCGTTCGGCGAACCCGAACCGACGTAGGCGTGCCCAGTCGGGTGGATCGTCCACATCACGCGGTTGGTGAGGACTTCCTCACCACCACCGTTGCCGGCGAGCGGCATACGGTGAACTTCGGTGGCAACCTTCGGGCTGCCGACACCGTAGGCGATCGCACCGCGACCGAAGATCCAGGTGTCGTACACGTTGCCGCTTCGCGGCATGCCGTCATCGACGATGACCTCACGACCCAGGAAGGTCGGGATGTTCACCTCACCACGGGCGTCCGGGATGAAGTCGATGAGGTTGTTCTTCTGCATCCGGTTGTACACAACCGAGTGCACCATGACAGCCACGAGATCCTCCATGCTGTCGCCCATGGTGAGCGTAGCGTCGAGGAACGCCTCAGCCGAGAAGTCGGTCACACCGGCAGAGTACGCAGCACCAGCAACGCTGTGGGTGTAATCACCAGCGTTGTTGGCAGTGTTATCAGCGATAACACCGTTCATGGTCGACACGAACGCAGCCTGCAGGCGACGGGTCCAATAGTAGGACACGCGACCAGCAATCGCCGAAAGCGGATCAGTGCCGGCGAGGTCCGCCGCGAGGTCCGCCGAAGACCAGGACTGATTGCGAATCAGTCGAACCGCAACCTCAGTCGCAGTCTGGATCTTCTTGGGAACCGCATCCTGACGATTAGCGTCAAGCGGCGTGCCGTTCTCGAACGAAGCAACCTGAATGTCGGCAGCGGCATCGCCGGAGACATTCTCAGCATCGTTATCGAGGTCGCGGAACGACGGAACGTCGAAGGTCTTACCACCACCGGCGAGGAGACCATCGAGAAGGGGATTCCGGGTCATGATGCCCGACTGCACGAGCCGAGCCTTCTCCTCCGTCAGCTGCTGGATGTACGGAGTGAAGATACGAGGAACAACAATGTCACTAACTTGAGTGAGCGGTCCTGCTGCCATGTGCGATTCTCCTTGTGAAGAGTTCTAGAAGTTCAAACCGTTTCCGGCTGAACCACATGGTCAGCCTGATCCCAGCACATGCTGGATTGCACCAGAGTATATGCAGGATCAGAGCAGCTGGCTATTCTGGGAATTCTGAAAGAATTCTGTCGCAGGCTGTCTTGTAGTGTTCAGGATCAATCTCAACCCCGATGAAGTGCCTACCTGATCTAGCACAGGCAACACCTGTTGTACCGCTGCCCATGAATGGGTCAAAGACTGTGTCACCCGGCTTCGTGAAGTCTTCGATGATCTGCTGCATCAGCTGGATCGGCTTCTGGGTGGGATGTACTCGTCGAACGCCATGCCCATCGGCATTGACCGCACCACCGTGCATGATGCGATAGAACTTGGACACACCTTTCGTACGATTCGTCCAGATCAGCTCGAAGGGACTGCCCATCATGCGGTCGGCATTGGGGTTGACTCGTTTGTCCCAGCACATCCAACGGCCAGCGTGCGGCAGTTGATGTGGGAAGTTGTTCGCTCCGAAACAGGCAACAAAGCACGGCAGATTCAGAATCGGTGACAGATCGAGATTGCCGTCATCGCCCTTCATCTCCTTCCACTTCATCGTGCTTGCATGGTGACCCTTCCACCCTATGCCGTAGGGTGGGTCAGTTATGCATGCATGGATATTGGGAATGATCCTCGGCAATGCATCCATGCAATTGCCGAGGATCAATTCGAATGGCTTGGTCATTTCTTCGGCTTCAAGCCACCAAGAGAGGTGCCAGCAGCACGAGCCATCTGTTCAGCACGAGCCTCGCCGTGCTCACGCACGATCTTCGCTTGCTCAGTCATGTTCCAGTGGTCAGCGGACCAAGGATTCTTCGCGAAGCCCTGCCCAGCACTGCCACTCGCACCACCGCCTGTGCTGCTTGGCCACCAATGAGGGCGCTTGTCCTGCATGTCCTGCAGCCACAGAGCCGGATTCAGCCCAGGAGAGACGCCGAAGGGATTGTCCTTCGTCAAGACCTCGCCATTGCCCACGGATTCAAAGACAGCATCAGCAAGGAGCAGAACATCAGCCATCGCCTCAGGGCGAATCTTCAGGCGTTCCGCAGCCTCACGAACCTTGTCATGAACAGTCCGCTGAATGCGTTCGTTTCGCAGCTGTTGCAGCTCAGAAAGGAGCGTTTCCTGATCCTTTCGAGTCTTAGACAGCTCTCGCTCGACAGGGGCAAGTCGGCTTCGAACACGAGCCTCAGCCAATTCTTCCAACTTGGAATCATCAACCTTGCCATTAGCCATTACCTCGAGCTCAGAGATTCGATCCAACTTAGATCGAACTTCATCCGGAGACAGGCCATCCCAAGCGTGAAGTGCCTGTCGAGCGGACTTATGCTCTTCTCGCTCCTTACGCAGAGCCTCCTGAACACGAATGACATCCGTCTCAGTCTTCACACCACCAATGCCAGTCAGGATGAACTTCCCATCCTGCTCCGTGTAGAGATCGCGATACTGTTCCGGGATCTCTTCCGCACTCTCATGGACGTAGTTCAACGACATCGTGAACTCCTTATGTTACCAACACACATGTGTTGGTGTTTCAATAGTAGTCGCTGGGATTCAATCCAGCGGCTCGAAATGCTGCCATCTCTCTTCGTGCCAGGTCTCGCAATGGGATCTCATCTCCCACGCGATTGACGAACTTGTCTAGAGACAACTTACCCTCGCGGAACAACTTCGCTCTGGTCGTACCAAGAACATCGTCTTGGAACTCCCTAGATTGGGTCTTGAGCCATTCCTGATAGGTCGTCTTAGCAGGTACTTGCCCAATGGACTCGCGAAGACGATTTCGGGCAAACTTGTCATACTTAGCCTTGAGACCGTAGGGGATGTCGTCTCTACCACCCAACTTGCCCAGCCCCTCCTGCTGTGCGAACTCTCGGAGGATCTGTCTCTCTGAGATGGAGTTAGCAGGGCGGTCGCCAATCAACTGGTCTGTGATTGCAGCAACACGAAGCGAACGACAGTTCCAATGCAGCGGAGGCTGCGGACCCTCACGCACCGCAAACTTCTTGCCGTCAAGAGAACGGCAGATCGGTGTAGTTCGCGAATCCAATGTGGCAACGAACACCTCTTCTGTGAAGATATCGGCGTTCTCAGCGAAGAACTCTTCGCGAGCAGCATTGGTGAATGAGATAGTTGCTGTTCTGGTGATCGCCTCTGCCTGTCTTCGCGACAGTTGAGTTATGCCGTCAGTTCCCTTGAGAGCAGCAGTTCCGATCACTCGTCTCGCGATAACACTCGACCCCTCACCTTGAATGATGCCGATTCTGATCTGGTCACTGATCCGGCTGATGTCGTCCTCAGCAATCTTCCTTGCCCAGTCGCGGAGTACCTTCCCTTCAAACGGGCGAGTCCGCACAAGTGACTCTAGGAGTCGACCCGGAGGTAGAGTCAGATCAACAACGACAGGAACAGCGGCAGTAGTTGCTGCTGCCAAGAAGTTGACTTCGTTCTTCACCAGCTCTCTGAAGTTGCCGAACCACAGGCTCTCTGCATCTTGCCATGCAGCAGCACGAAGATCGCGGATCTCTGCGATCAATCGCTCAATGCGTCTTTGCACTGCTGGTGAGTAGCCACTCGCATTGCGGAGTCGCTCCCGAATCCGCATCGCAATGTCGGCTTCGGTGGCATTCAGCACCGCGATGACATCATTACGCAATGCACCACTGGTCCGCAGCAGAAAGATCTGATGGCGGACTAGTGCATCAAAGAACTCTTCATTCGATGTTCGTGCCATCGTTCTGTTCCATGTTCAGATCCGGCGAATCGCCAGTCCCTGGAACAATCGGCTCCTCAGTTTCAATCGCTTCCATCTCTCGGTCGAAGTCCATCTCAGTCATGCCTCGCTCACGAAGCAGCGTATGGATCGACTTGATGCTCAGCGGTGCGCCCATGTTCTTCGAAGCCATCAGGTCGAACAGGGTGCGACCGTCGAGAGTCTGGTTGGTGAAGTCGAGGTTCGGCTCCACGAGCACTTCCTCGGGATCAGCACCAACCCACTGAGCAGCCATGCGGAGTGTGGTCTCGAGTCCCTTGGCACCCGAGATGGCAATCGCGTTCAGAGTTGCCGTTCGAGCTGCGACCCGAATACGAAGTGCTTCCGCAGCCTCGGCGGAACGACGCTCAGTGTCGAGCAACTTTCCGCCCAGATCGGCTGCTTCCTTACGAGCGTTCTCAAGTGCGAGACGCATCTCAGGTAGACCTTGCGAATTCGTTCCGACATACTTGGCATCACCACCTTCCGGTAAGCGAATGACCGTGCCTGCACCTGCACGCACTTCGTCACTCTCGTCCACAGAGCCGATGATCACCAGCGTATCTTGGCCTTGCATGTACAAGGCTTGTCGATAGTCGGCTTCACCACGATACACGGCAAGTGCAAGGCGAGCAAGTCCAATCAACGGAGGATCGTCAGGCTCAGGAATGATGTCCTTGCTGTTGATCATCACGAATGGGATCTTGTCCATCGTGCGACCAGCGATAGACGGGATGATTAGTGCATCCTCGCGGAAGTCGGTCGTGTCTCGGAAGAGACCGACGCGATACAAGCCCATCGTCTGGTTGTCGTACGGATCACCAAGTGTCAGAACGCGATACTTCTCTTCGAACTCCCACTCGAAGTCAGGCTGACGCTCATACTCGCTCTCGTTCAGAGAGACGAAGTTCAGAGTCTGTTCAACAATCTCTTCGCGACGCCCATCATCCCAATTGAGGATCGTTTCGGCTTCGTAGGTCGCAATGTATGGGAGCGTCCCGACCATCGATCCATCGGGCACATCCAGAAGCAGCCCGATCCGCCCAGTGACCAGCTGAGCCTCGTTGATTCTTCGGAGAAGAGCATAGAGCGACTCACCCTTGACAGTCGCATTCTCTCGCAGCCCTTCCAACTGTCGGGGCAACTCGATACGAGGAGGGCGATTGTGCAGCAACCCGATCATCGCCTCTACAGCAGAGGAGACAAAGTCGGGAAAGATCGCTCTCTCCTTGTATGCCTGATAAGACTCGTATCCCTTCTGTCCCGGAGACATCCCATCCAGCCGCTGACCCGAAGTCGGAGGCAGATACCTCGTACCAAGGTGCTTGACAACTCGCTCGCCGCGATAGGTGTCACGCATTGTTCGCCAATCGTCGACGAACTCGCGGTACAGAGGATGGATGCTGTCAATGGCCATCAAACAGTTCCAAGGACACTACCAGACTTCGCACGTTGACCGATGAATCGTACGCGATACCGAACCTCGTCGGCGATGTGGTCTTCAGAATCTGTGTCCACGTCGTCTGGATCTCGTCCGAGATCTCTGGGAAGCACAGGGACTGTACGCATGAAGTTATCACAATGGTCTACAACGAACAATCCGGGATTCTCGCGAGGCTTGTTCCCTTGGGGAACAGCATCGCGAAACATTCTACGCATTTGCTCCCAACCCGTCTTGCGAGATCCTGGTCTCTTGTCAGCACGAGTCCATCTTACACCGTATCGAGCCATGTCGGTGGCAATAGACGCCCCATTCTCGACAGCAAAAATAGCAGAGTCGGCTGGACCTGGACTTACCTTGCGGCGGAGTCCCCATGTGATTTCTCGCTCGACGATCCCCTTCGCAATATCTGCAGCCAGCATTCTCAAGCCTTCGTTCGGCTCTGAGGTGCATCCGTACCACTCATGAATTCTGAACAAGTCCCCTCGCACAGTTCTCATCACCTTGCCATTCGGGAACATGAGATCGGTGCCATCGGACTCTGCCCACCAGCCCACGGAGAATGGCTTGCTCGATCCCCAGTCGAAACTGCGATCGATCCGCCACGACTCAGGAATGACAAACGCAGGAATGACATGGTACTTGGGTTCCCACACATCGTCGAACATGCCGCCTGCAACGATGTCCCATGAACCATGAAGCCATGCTTCTAGTTCTGCCTTGCTTCTGGCTGCAGCCTTGATACGGTCCTTGTATCCGGGGTCAGCGAGCAAAAGAATGCGGTTCTCGTCGAGATGCCCATGGATCGCGATGCGTTCTGGCTCTCCAGGTTCTGCAACAAGATTCCCAATGATCTTGCCGGACGGCACTGGCAACTTGAATCTTGACTTGACCCAGTTGTGACCGGGACCATACGGGTTCGTCGTTGCTCTGTACTTACGAGGCATCGCAGCAACTGGCGACCGGCAGCACGACATCATCTTGCGATACACATCTGAGCTGGACCATGTCGTCAACTCTTCCCATCCAATCCATGGATACTGGTGACCGTGATAGTTCCAGTAGTCCTGTTCCTTCTGGATGAATGCGAGTCGAAGTGACTCTCCCGTTGTCCAGTGCCACGTGCTCTTCGCTTCGTTGAACTTGATGCCGGCGAACAGTCTCGGCAACCACTTCTTCGTCTTCATGATGACGTCGGCGAGCTGCGGATAACTCTGTCGGAACAGGATCCCTCGCCACTCTTGTCCAAACCCAGACCACTGTCGCCCGTCCGGTGTCTTGCGTTCCGCACCACAGTGCTGCGCAAAATCCATGATCAGTGCATCTGTCTTTCCTGGTCCTCTCGTCCCCTCGTAGATGCACTCGAACACAGGGCATGTGAGAAACAATGCCTGTGATCCTGGCTGCGGAGACCAACCAACTTCGATCTCCTTGCCATTGTGCTTTGTGAAGCCTCGGACTTCACCTTCTTCTAGTCGCCACTCGACTGACATAGATACTCTCGGAGTTTCGGATTGCGACAGAGCAGCTCAGTCACTCCATTCGCAAGCGATGTCACGCAATGCTCTTCATTCTCATCTGGCAAATTGAAATGATCCCAAACTGCATGGAGCAATTCGTGGATCAGTGAGTTCATCTCTTCCCGTGTCGGTTGGTCTGGGTGAATGATGATCTTTGGTGGGCTGCTGTGATACACCCCATTCGCACCTTCGATCGGCATCACCTCAACTGGAATCGTCTGATATCCCAACCGAACTCTTCTTGGGAGCATTCCGTTGACTCTCGTGGAGTTTCGAGATGTTCTCGACATATCCGGCAATGTCGATGAGACTGTCGTCGTGTGTCGCGTGAGACAACCTAGAAATCTTCTGAAGAATGTTGAAGATGCAGACATCCTCAGGCGTTAGAACTATCGGGTGCGGTCGAGGACTGAGGAATGCGTTCCACATCGTCGCTGTGATCTGGTGATTGATCGATGGGTCCGCATAGTTCTCCTGGCGCTGGGAGAGAATGTCCAGCACCTGCTTGATGTAACTCATTTCTCTTAGCCTCCTCGAGCCATTGATCAGTCGAGATCGGTGCGGCTGGCACGACCAGCACGCCTCCCTTCACATTCATGTCGACCTCGTGCTTGTCACGATACTCAGGGATGTGACGCTTCGCTTGCAGTTCCAGTAGTCTGTCTGAGAATTGCCGCTTGTACCCTGAGAGATTTCCCTGGAAGTACACAGGCTCTAGCCATCCGTTCACTGCCCGGTTGTGAATGGCGAGGGACAATCGTTCCCGGTAGATCTCCAAGGCACGCTCTTCCATCTCCTTGAGCTCAGGGACGTTGTCCTTGATGTGCTTCCATCCAACGAAGGAGCCACCGCATGCTTCCGCTGCCCTGTAGATAACTCCGCAGGTGGCGATGGCGTTCAGGATGTTCAGACACATGTCGATCGTGTAGGTGATTCGCCCGTCGTTCGGCTTCGGGAGTTTCTCGATGATCGGCATGAGATCTTCAGGGAAGAACGCTGCCGGATTGTCGGGGACTGAGTCGTCCAGGTTCGCTGGGACCAGAGGGTTCGTGCTCATGCCGGATTCTACCCGACATCTGTCAGGGAGGGTTCGACTCTACCTTCAACTGAGTCTGTGATGACTGCAGTCGGGATTTTGACTCCTGCACTCTACCTTTTGGCGTTTCGCTCTACCTTCGCAACTCAAGGTAGAGTCGAACAAACCTGAGCCGGTGAGTCCTCCAGTCGGGATTCTGTGACCTCGACTCTACCTACTCTACCTTTTAGATGAAGGTAAAAGGTACAGAGTCCCTGGACATGTGGTCCTCTTGGGTCTTCTCCTCCATGGGCTGTGTGGCTAGCAACCTGTTTCAAGGTAGAGTAGGTAGAGTAGGTAGAGTAAAACTGAGCTGGTGAGTCCTCCAGTCTGGGTTTCTCGACTCTACCTTGGTCTGGAAGGTAGAGTAACAGGGATCGAAGGTAGAGTCAAACCGCCCATCTTATCGACTTTCTGACTCTGCAGTCTTGCAGTGTGGGCGTCAAGCAACCCGGAACCGGGTACGGGGGGCGCGGGGGGTAGGGGGTAGGGTAGGGGAGGGGTGGAGGTCCGATAACCTATTTCCGGAAACGAAGGTCCGATATCGCGCGTTATGTTGAACGAAGTTATCGGACCCGCGCGCCGGGTCGCGGGTCGATCGACGCGCGCGATCCGACCGGACGCGCCTTAGCGGATCGCGCGTCCATCCGCCTTCCGCCTAACGTCCGATAACCTATACCCTACGAGAAAACGAAAGCGGCGCGCCGACCGTTGCCGATCGACGCGCCGCTAAGGGTAGGCGCGTTAGACTCCCGCGATATACCGAAGCGCTAGCGATAGAATGGCTAGCGACACTAGCGCTTCGTCGCGCTCGCGATCGGTCGCGCGCCCCGATTCTAACGTCCGATCGCCAATCCGCATACCTTCCCCGTCGATTTCGACCAATCGAATCGGGAACCCTTCGCGATCCTCCGCTACCAATCGGAACGTCAAACCGCTTTCCCGAAGGTCCGCATAAAGCGCGAACGGGCGCTCGCGATAGGTGAACTCCGATAGAAGGATACAATCGTCGAGTTTAGCATGGATCTTCGACCGGCGCGGCGCTTCGGTCCGCGCGTCCGCAAGGGTTGTCCCGATCGACCAAGCGCTTTCCATCGTCCGGACGATTTCCGTACAGACTCCGAAATAATCATGGTTAGCCATTCCCCTA